AAGGCTTTAGAGCCTCCGTGGGCGGTTTTTTCCCCGGGTCCGGGGGTGGAGCCGCATCCACATCCTTGACGCCTGCCACGAGCTCAGGCTGAGCCTCAGGTACTTCGTAGGGGCTATAGAACTCATCATCCTCATCCACTTCGAAGTCGTCCGATTCCTCAAAGGACTCCGCGCCGGCGTTATGGGCCGCTTCCGACAGCTGGACACGCACCATACGTTGAATCTGCTCCGCCAAGGACAAAGGACGATCCCAACCATGAGGGACCGCCACAGGCCTAGGGTCTGGAACTTCCGCACCCTTCTCGTATTGAGCCATGTTTAGATGATCCTAGAGTTAGCAGCACGACGAACCATCCGGCGAGCCTGAATGGAATTGTTCACCATCACCCAGAGGCTGTGCGTAGTCTGTTCGGCAAATACCCGTTTAGTCGGGTCGCATTGCGTAAACGAACTATTAAGAGCCGGGGCCGAGGCGAACTTGCGCGCAAGGTGCCAGTAGTCGAGGACGTTACGGAACTCCCCGTGAATCGTCGACGGGTGATGCTTGTATTCGGCGTAACGATCTTGATAACCGAAGATCGCATCGCCACCCGATCCACCGCTGTCCGCTTCCGCATAAACTTCCCGCCGGAAAACTTCTTGTTGACCAACCTGCTCAAGCTCCTTCTGCCAGAAATCCTCTTTTGTCTTACGAGAGAACATCCGATGGAGCCCATTCGTATAGATAGAACGCGGACGCACCGACATCAACGAAAGAACGATTCCGTGTTCTTCGAAGAAGCGCCGATAACGACGCGAACGCATGGCGCTTATCCCATGACCAGCAAAAGAACCAACGCCACCACCGATAGTAGGATCGCCTTCAGTTTTGCCTGGCGCAGTCTGTAACACTTCGCTAAACGCGATCGTCTGTTTTCCTCCACCAAGATACTCAGGACGTTGTAGTCGAGCATCGGAAGAACGGACCCCGAGGTAGCGCAGATATTCCGTGTAACGCGAGCCATACTGGGCACGAGCCTCCTGATAGCGCTGCAGCGCGAACGCCATACGGACTTCATTGACCGAGGGACCGCCCGACGTCGAAAGATCAGCCCAAAGGTTCGGATTGACCCACTGCAGGGAATTAGTCGCCGGAACTTCGCCAATCCCATTCATGAACACTTGGCCGTTATTCGAACCGGACCGAAGCTCAAATGGCGACGAACCCGTATCAGCCGTCTTAAACGTGGGAATCGCCCCGGGGTTAGCCGTGACAGGAGCCAACGAGCCGATAGGCATGGTGACTTCCGGACCTTTTTGGGTCCACGGACGAGCCGCCGTGAAATAGTCCTTTTCCCACGAAATGAGGCGAGGCGTATCGTTCAAACCCGCATCAATCTGGACTTCCGCTTCCAAATCTTGGTCACGATAAAATTCGTTCCAGATGATGTTGTACGCCCGAAGGGCAAACGCCGAACATTCAAGGTTCGGCACACCAGTCGGGATACCGAGATAGTCCCCGATGCGACCATCCACAAGACCCGACGTAGTGTTGACCGTGGGCACAGGATCAGACGTCACCCCGGTCGGACCGCCCGTAATGAAATCCTCCCACCCATCCCAAAGGATGCGGTACGGGACGAACCAATGATGAATGCGAACCCCCACGGGATGCATCACAGGAGCCATCAACGGAGACACACGGAGCAGGAGGGACGTCGCCTGCTGGACTGTATCGCCCGGGAGAACTTCGAAAGAGGACACCGGGACGAGACGACCCATATCCGCTGTCACGAGGCGGTAATGGCTTAGGGAATGCTTGTTTCTTTTCATCGTTACATCCGATATCCGATTTTGAGGGACCGACCCCGACCGCGAGACATGCGACGCACACCGGAGCGCCGACCACGGAACACCCGACGACCGCGAGAGAAAGAACGACGACGACCACGAAACGCCATGATTTATCTCCTATGAGAGTCCAACCACACACCCGCCGCCTTGGCAGCTTCCTCCCAAGGAGCGGACCACCACTGAGACCGCGACAGCTTGCGAACCATCTCAGACGTCTTATTTTTCCCATAATGCTCAAGGTTCGCGTAAATAATCATCGCCTGTAAACCCAGATTCTCAATCGACTCCATTGACTCACCGAAATTGGAGGCGTTAGGGCCGATGAACTCACCAAGACCCGGAAACCCCCACCGCTTAAGCGAAGGCTCCGCCGGACCGCTTGCATTGGTCAGGTACGCAGAACTCTTAGGAATAGGCTCAAGAGGCGTGACCACGGTTTGAGGATCAGCAATAGGAAAAGACTGGGCTTGACCCGGTATCGGCATACCCTTAGCCGTAAACCACTCAATATCCTGCTGAGACAGAACCGGAGAAGAAGCCCGACCCGCTTGAGCGTTACGAGCCGCCTCCGAATGGGCCGCCGCCGCCAGCGCATTGTCCTTGTTAGCTTGAGCCTTCAGCGCTTCTAGCTGCGCCTCTTGAACACCGCGCTCGAAATACGACGCCGCTGCATTAGCCGCTCGAGCCACGTTTTGACCATCCATCACAGGTTGCGCCGAAGGCGTAAACGTCGCGCCAGAGCCACCAAGCGCGAACAGAGGGTGCAAGCCGGCAGCCTTAGCATCCTCCACCTTCCACCGAATCCCGTTCTGCGCGAACTCCCGCTGTAGCCTTTCATTCGACTCATTAGCTTCCCTTTGAGATTTGCCACTAAGCATCCCGCCAAGAAGGGAACCAGCGGCCGAAATTGCAGGACCAATCCACGACATTTAGCAACTCCAGTTGGAAAACTGATTACGACGGTAAGGACCGGGCGAACCACCACGACGACCCGCCACCTTTTTAGCAAACAACACTTGCTTTCGCTGCAGACGACGGACGCACATCATGTCCCGCGAGGGCCGGCGAACTTGCAACTTTTGGAACGCGCGCCAATCCGCCCGCCTTATTGCTTGCAGAGGTCGAGAGGTGACAAACCGGGGGCGGTAAAACGAGGGTCCAACACGAACGACAGGAGAACGACGCCGAAAACCATCAAGGGGGGCTTGGTCGCCCCCCTTACCCCTGACCCTATCAAGTATCCAACGATCAGAGCCGACTTCGGCAAGATCGAGAAGCCGACGGACACCACTCCGGGGCACCTGCGGTAGCGACGAGAACTGAGTCGCGCCCGTAGTGTTTAAGTAGTCCGCATGGGAATCTGCGGACGAAGTATCCGGCACCCATCCGGTGCCGAGGCTCACCGGTTGAGCCCGACGACGACGAAAGACGCTCATAAAACGCCGCGCGGTCGGCCAGCACGAACACGCGCGAGGTGATAACTGTTGACACGCTGACGCTCCCGAGCCGCTTTCGCAACAGGGTTAGCCTGAACCGCTCGAAACTGAGCCTCCCGGCGCATCGTGCGCGCCGGAAGATCATGCGGCACACCGAGAGCATCCCGCATATGACGCCGCAAGGTACGACCAAGGGGATACACGGAACGCCCAGCACGAATCGAGGGAGCCACATCCAAGTCAGTCGATAGCACCTGGCGCCCGACGTCCTGCGAATACCACCGAATCCAAGACTGAACACCGGACACACCGACACCAGGGCGACGAGACATCAGCGCAAACTCCGGAATACAACCCTCCGGTAGCCGAACATCATCCGGACGGGTTAGCTTTTTCACGACGTAGCCCGCCACATACTCAGCGTGTTCCCGAACGAATGGACGAACACACACGAAGCCATAGCGCCAGCGCTTTAGGGCCAAGGCCTCCGCCGCAGCCGCGTCTATACCGAATAGAACTAGATGGTAGTGGGGCCGATTGCCTTGCCTGCCGTATTCCCCACAGCCGAAATATCTCAGCCCAATCCCTTTTGTGAACTCGCGCCAATGCGCTTTTGACAGGCTCCCGTTCTGCGGCAAATGCTCCGGGGCGTATGTCAACGTAACGAAGGCTGACTCTTTGCAAGCCAAGCTTTCCAGAAGTATCCGACCTGCCCAAGTACGCCTCCGGTTGATACGACACGAAAGACATTGCCCGCATCCGAACTCTACAGACGGCTTTCGGAACGGTTTGATACAGAGCATTGACAGTTGGCACAGTAGGTATCGAGTTATTAATACTGTGCCGCGATAGGTTTTGTCAAACATTTTAGCTTCGCCGATAGGCGAAGCTCACTTGATTAGCTTTTAAACAATGTGTAGGGTGGAGGGCGGCCTGGGTGGGAAAAGATAGTGTATTTAGCAGGATCTGAGTTATCCACAGGTTATCCACAGAGTTATCCACAGGTTGTAAGTTTTGTCAGGGTCTACCCAAAGACCAGAACTGGCAAAAAAGAGGGGGGGCAATTGCCCCCCCTCGCTATTTCTCCCCTTCAGAAGGCTTTAGAGCCTCCGTGGGCGGTTTTTTCCCCGGGTCCGGGGGTGGAGCCGCATCCACATCCTTGACGCCTGCCACGAGCTCAGGCTGAGCCTCAGGTACTTCGTAGGGGCTATAGAA